CCCGGACTTCGACGATAAGACCCTTGTCAGGGGTCCTCTCGATCCGCACATTGTCAGCCCAGACCCGCCCCTTGACTTGGGGCAGTTCTGTGTCGGCGGCACGCAACCAATGGAGATAGGCCCCACACTGATCTATCTTGATCCTTTTCTTTTTGGGAACAAGACGCTCGCGCGGACTTTCGTCCGTGACGAGTGATTCGATCGAGTTTAGGTCCTTACCTCCACGCCATTTACGAGGAACCATCCGGGCGTACTTAGCCCAGACGTCGTACATAGCATCGTCCAACAGACCTCCTGCCGAACTCCATTGACGGAGTCGGTTAAGGAAGTGTATCAGACGAGGCAGTGTCCGAATCGGCTCCTTGATGTAGAATGGTGTTACGTCAGTGCCAGCATAATAGTGCTTTCCGCAAGATTCGCGGAATGGTGTGGTCCACCATGACTTCTTGGGGTTAACCAAAAAGCCGAAGAAGTGAAAACACCGACCCACAAGAGGGGCCACACTGGAGGGACAAATGATATCGTCCCCATACACAGACACTGTTCCACGTATCCCAGCATGGTGCATTATCGAGTGGACGAGAGACCAGAATATTAAGGTCTCAAGTTCAAACGTGAACGCATTACCCATGCTAGAGAACATGTCAGTTGGCACATACTCACCGTCGACGCGACACTCTTTCGAGCGAGCGTCGTCCAGTAAGTCGTACCATGCAAAAGGCAGAAGGTTCAACACAAGCTGATGACTGATTAGGTCACTAGCCGATGTTAAATCGAGCGTCGCGAGTTTCCCCGTGATGCTTCCTTCTAGAGCATACCCCTGGTTTGGGGTCTGATCATCGAGGTCCTGTCCCCAGGACCTTAACCGGCCGCGTATAAAACGGCCGATCCCCTTTTGCAGTAACATGTTAAGACCCGGCTCCTTAGCTGCGCATCGGTCTATTTCCGCGGATTTAGGCACGGTGAACATCACGTTCCCCGTCGCGAGCTGGATTCTCGAGCATATATTCGCTCGAGACTCGTCGACTATTCGACGCCAACCGGGGCAGTTGCTCATCAGAGCTACTACCCATGGGAGGGCATCCTGGGTCACATGTACTTCGTCCATGAACTTCTTTTCGATAGTCCCTGGACCACGACTGAAAGCTAGGCTTGCACCACTTGTAAAAGTCCCATAGAGGACTTCAAGGGAAGGGTCTTGGCCAATAACTGTCGCGATACGTTCCCTCGCCGTCTGTTTGATCTGTTCGGACGATACTTTCTTACCCGCAAGGGTGAAGTAGGCATCATCGAAC